AGGAAACGGTATGTCCTTAGCCCTTACAAGAGAGTTTATTGACAGAAATCTTGCAAAATTCTGCGCGAAAGCGAAGGATACAAGAATGACTGTTGGTGGGAAAGTACCATTTGCAGCAGAGATAGCTTCTCCCGCATATGCAGATGTATTACCCGCAAACTCTTTGACCACTGTTGGAAATTGTTTGTCCCTTGGTGCACTTGCAATGCCAAATGTACCGACGAAAACAAAGTTAGGACGCTCACTAGTAAGTGGAGCACTTCAAGACCCTTTGTGTAAACCTGCATATTTGCGACCAACAACTCTCCCTTCCGGAGAAACTGTTGATCCTATGCGAAAAGGTATACAAAAAGTATTGAATGTGTTACCCCCTATAGACAATACACTGTTGAAAATTGCTGTAAGTGACGTTGAACAAACACTTCAAGTCGCTGCAGGTGATTCAAACAGATTGCCTATTGTACTAACCCACGAGGAAGCCATAACTGGAATCGGAAATGACACTCTACTCGGACCTATTAACCGATCGACGTCTCCTGGATACCCGTATTGTTTAGACAATCCGCATCCAGGAAAACATCATTGGTTAGGTTTTGATACCTATGAATTCTCTGACGATCTCAAAGCTGATTGTGATGATTTAATCGCAGCCGCTTTAAGAAATGAAAGAGGAAACGTAGTGTGGATAGCCACCCTGAAAGACGAAAGACGCCCTATTGCCAAAGTAGACCAAGGAAAAACACGTGTTTTTGCAGCCTGCCCAATGCATTTTTCAATCGTATTTAGACAATATTTTCTAAGTTATTTTGCTTGGATTATGGAAAATAAGATTAAAAATGAAATTGGGGTAGGCACAAACGTGTATAGCTTGGATTGGCATAATACCGCTCTCCACCTTCGAAAATACGGAAACAAAGTAATCGCAGGAGATTTCTCAAATTTTGATGGATCACTCCGTCAAGATATTCTTTGGGAAATTCTTGAAATGATTAATCGTTGGTATGATGATGGTGAACAGAACGCACTCATTCGCAGAGTCCTCTTTGAGGAAATTTGCAATGCACGAGTTCTTGTTAACGGAGAGTTGGTTAATTGGGACCACTCACAACCTTCTGGAAATCCTGGTACTGTCATTTTCAATTCAATTTTTAACCAGATTGTTATGCGAATGGCGTACCTTGATTGTAAGGAAAAGGAGGGAGAAGGAATATATTGTGATTTTACTGAGAATGTATCAATGCAGACATATGGTGATGATAATGTTTTAAACATTTCAGGCCGTGTTATTGATTGGTACAATCAGATCACTATTACCGACTCCCTCGCCGGGATGGGGCTCACTTACACTGATGAAGCTAAGACAGGAGAATTAATATCCTATAGAACTCTAGATGACATTTCTTATTTAAAAAGAAAATTCGTCCTAGATAAAAATGGATATTATATGCCTCCTTTAGACTTATCGGTGTGTCGTGAGATGCCCAATTGGATCCGTGGAAACAAGAAAGTTGCAGCCACTATTGAGAATACCCTAGCTGCTCTCATGGAAATTTATTTTCATGGAGAAGAAGAATTTAATTCTGCTAGGAATACCCTCATTAAGGCTTTGTTTTCAAACGGATGTCCCACAAAAATTCCAACTTTCACAGAAGTAGCATCTCTTTATAAAGAGCGCTATTTCGGTAAGAACTAGTTTTTACCACCCTTTACAAGACAGTGTATGCTATGCTTGCGATATCCCGAAACGCAAGTTGAAGATCTTCACTGCTTCTTATATTACCTTGTGTAATATGAGAAAGACATGTGCTATTTAGTACGGGTGTGTCTTAAAATAAACCCAGGGTTGTTGTTTGCAATAACATCTGCTTCAACACAAAACCTATTATGTTAACGAACAAACTCAACAATCAACATTAAACAACCTTCCATCGGAAAGCAATGATATTTCAACTTCTGTCGAAGCTTCAGTGCCCGC